TGCGCTGAACTGCTTTCCCCAGGTAATTCTGGAGGTTGCGCCTCTGCCGCCTTTAGTTTTTCGGTGACTTGCTTACGTTTTCGCGCAACTTCGTCAACGTGTGGTTTAGTTGGGGCTTTTTTAGCCGCCAATGTTGGAGTTTCAGCCTCCGATGCAGTTGATCCAAGCAAATCATAATTTTTGATGACCATATCCGCTGCTTTTCTAAGTGCTTCAGGGCCAGAAAGGTTGTGTTGGATGTACCCATCACGTAAAGCAATGACTTCTTGGGCATAACTTTCGTTAAAATCCTCATGATTTTGATCAAATACTGTGAATTCAGCTTCAATTTGCGCTGCAAGTTTCTGAGTTTCCGCCTGTTCTTGGTTTGCACTCACTGTTTGGGTTACGTCTTCTTGCATTTCCTGTCGCAAAGAGTCTCTTTCTGCGGCACGGATGTCTTTTCTCAAAGTAGCCGCTTCTTGGGTTTTGCCATCCAAGACTAAAGCCTGATATTCCACTTCCGCTTTATCAAAATCATAAGAAGGAGTAGGCGTAGCCTCGGCCTCCGCTTGTTTATTTTGTATTTCTTCGAGCTTTCGTTGTAATTCTTTCTGCTTATTGAGTGCCTGATCCAGTCGAGACTTCGGAACCATCGGTTTTTTGGGTTTTTTAACTTCAGGCTCCTCAACTGCTTCCTCAGTTTCTGCTGGTTCTGCAACTTGTTCGGTTTCTTCAGTAGGTTCTTCAACTGTTTCCTCTACTTCGGCGGTAGGTTCTTCAGTAGTTTGTTCAGCCACTGCCTCTTCGGTATTGTCGGTGTCGCTTTGGACTTCGGCTTCCGGTTCTGCTTCGGCTTCTGGCTCTGTTGTTTCATTAGTTTCCTCAACCACTTCAAAATTTAAATCAACCCCTTCAGGTTGTTCAATTGCTTCCGCACCAGGATACAATTCTGGTGTTTCTACCGCTTTATCCTCTGTTTGTTGCTCTGACATGGTTACTCCTTATGGTTTTACTTAATAAAAACTGGTGCGTGAGTTTCAATCCAAACTTTTGCACCGCAAGACAGTGGCTTATCGGGTGAATACATAACTTTCGATGGACCAAGGATATCTACGTCATAACCTTTATGATTAGCACTCGATGTTTTAACTGTAAGAGGAGGAAGTTTTTCCTCGTTCTTAGCGTTACTACGGATATGGTGCTGATTAACGTGTATCCGTTTAATATTCGAGTTCGTTAGCTTCTTCATTGGACTTTTCAATTGATAGTATTCCGACCTGATTGAGTCATAGCTGTAGTAGCTATCTTCGCCGCAGCTTGTGATTCCGACTGCCTTTCTCTCAGTTGATTAGTTTTGTCAGAAAGATCGCGTCGTAAATCAAATTCCTCGCGCTTCAATTGCAACTTCGCTTGAAGCTCGTTCAACTTACTATTTGGTTGAACATCAGCCATGTCCTGAACCTTGGCAATATTGACCGCAGCTTCAGATTGCAGCTTCCTAACTTCCGCTTCCATCTTCGCAATCTCCAACTGAATCTGATCCATCTCCCATTGATGGTGCTGCGCTTGCATCTCTGCTTGTTCAGGAGTTGGCGGCTCTTGCCCTGTAGCAATACGAATTCGTTTCGCCAGTTCACCTTTTCTCGCAAGATGGCTGTACTCAACAATGGCATCATCAGGTATTGCTACCCCTGCCTGTCGCAGATTAATTGCTTCAGCAAATTGAACTTCATCGAAAGAATCCCGCGCTGGCGCAGTTGCAATAATGACATCGTATTCACCGATAGTTAGATCGTTTACGACCGTGCCTTCAGGGGTCATTTCGTTAACGACTAACGGCTCTCTTGGTTTTAAGGGATCTTCTTCGTTTGTTATCTGAATAACCCGTTGCTCAGTGTAAAAAGACTGAATCAACATAAGTATTTTTTCGGCTAAAAACTGTCTGGTCTTTTTCAGGTTATCTAATGGAACCTGAATCATAATGACTCCGCGATTTTGTTTCGCCTGAATCGCAATACCAGAAACTTCAGCACCGTCAGTTCCTAACATTGAATCATTAACACCAGATATAACTTTGATATTGCCAGCCGCTTTAGCTGCAATTCGATCTAAACCAGTAGGGATTTGATTCGGTGTAATCTTTGTAGGTGGAGTTGTTCCGCGCTGGTACTCTAAAACTAATCCAGTTTCTGCACCGTGTTCTTCAAGATCATCAGCAGTCATGCCTACCAGAGAACCTGACTCGACCATCCAACCAGAGTTTGCTGTTGTATTTACAATATGTAGTTCTTGAGAAGCAATTTTGTTTAGCTGTTCTTGCGGTGATAATAAATTGCGTACCATGCCGAACGGCTTACCTCTTCGGAAATACGCAAAATAAGGCACAATGGTAAATTCATCATAAGGACTCCAATCATCATGCAGTACTATCTTATCGCAAGTTACAGTCCAACGAACTTTACGTACTACTTTATTAATAATGTTTAAACCATACTGCTTTGCAAATTTTTTCGCCTTGGTATTTGACCAGGCTTCGGGAACACGACGTTGATCGCCTGTGTTTGGATCAACATAAAAATCAACCCGAGCAATCTTTTTATGCTGCCTTTCAACAATTCTCAGTGCTTTTATATTTCTGTATTCATCCTCGCCAGAAACACCATGCCCCGTATAATCGTCAGCAGATTGTGTATCACCATAACGAGTCTCTTCGTATTCAATCGAATCTCGACCAAAGCTATTTCCATTCTCTGCAATAAATCGTAAATCTTCGGCTTTGCTTTTACCGTACAGTTCTTCGATCTCATCCAGTGTCATCCATTTAGATTCAAAAATTTCATTCCATGTTTTCGGATCGTAGTCTTTGGCATCTGGGTCTATAAGAATATCGAGTGGATCTTTTGCGGTAATACGAATCTCACCTTCAACGTGATCGGTAAAGTCCATGCGTACATCAAAGTACCCTCGACCATCCATAATCAACCCATCAGAAAAAACTTGTTGCTCGACCCAATCTAGTTTGTTGGCATCAGAGATCTGCATGTAAAGTTTAGTCAGTGTGTGAGCAACCTCAGTGTCGCCCCCTCGTCTGGGTTTGAACTGAATATCTGCCCGACGACTAGACTGTTCACCCAGTACAGTATTTACTGTTGGTAGAATGGTATTAATAGTGAGTGCGGGTCGGCCCTCTGCTTCTAAAGCAGAAATATCTTCTTCTTGCCATTGGTCGCCTCGATAATAAGCATCGCAACGTTTTGCCAGATCAATATATTGAGCATGTCCATTGTCTCTTGCCCTGACATAACGATCCCACTGATTAGAAGCAATTACTTCCTGTTCAATTTTTGAAGTCTTAGTTGCCATAACTACGCACTCATTGCAGATTTACTGCGCTCAATTTTGGTAAATTTTTCAAGTCGATCCCGCCAACTCAGTTCTTTAACTACAGGAGCTTGATAAGTCGCAAACTCAGTCATCATTAACCCTAGCCAAGCTAGAGCATCGACTTGGTCGTCATGTATTCCATTAGGAAAACGCAATAACTCAGCAATTAATGGCCCTGTAAACACAGCTTCTTTCGGAAAGAAAACCATGCCTTGCTGCATACGACCCTGAATTGCCCTAGCTCTTGCTTCTTTATCCCTCCGACCAGTCTTTAAATCTTTTATGTAGGCTTCGTACAACCCACGTTCTCTTACTCGCTTTTCAAGAAACGGCCCTAACGCCATTTCGATGTGACCTTTCTCAATACCTATAATTGAGGGTTTCCACTGCTCATAAAAATCCAGAATTTTTTCCACCAGTTCGAAACCGTCGTAGCGACCACGAACCACATCCATAATATGCAAACGGTCATGCTCATCAACACCGATACACATACCAACGCTATAGTCATTGCGATCACGCTGACCAATTGCCAAATCCCAAGCCTGATAGTATCTAAGTTGTTCTTGGTCAACTTCATCCTCTTCGTAGTAGTTGATCATGCCCCGATTAAAGTAATCACCGTCATCAGCAACGGGGTTTTGTTGATACAAAGCAGACCAGTCTCTAGGACCAACCGCTTTTTGAATCCTTTCTAAACTTGGAACGTCATAACGCTCTGGATGTAATGCTTCTCCTGTGTCTCTAAAACTTTCATCTTCTTCAGCGATTGCGGGGTAACGCACAACCTCCCAATCATCGCCACCATCTGCACCTGCTTTAAGTAATCGTCCCGCCAGATCGTCATCGTGCCAGCGAGTTAAAATAACTAATACTCCTCCGCCCGGTGCAAGACGGGTGTAAGCAGTAGATGTGTACCAGTCCCAATTCGAATCTCTGTTATTCTGTGATTCCGCATCTTCGCGGTTTTTAACAGGGTCATCGATCACGAGTACGTGTGCGCCTTTACCAGTAATACCACCACCTACACCCGCTGCAACAAAACCACCTCCCGATGTTGTTAACCACGCTTCAGCACTTTGACTTTCAGGATCGAGCCTTGTCGAAAATGCTGTCTTATAACCTGGATCTCTAAGTAGGCTTCTTACCTTCCTCGAAAACCCCATAGCCAAACTGCCCGAATACGAACAGCTTATAAACTCATGTTCTGGGTTCCTTCCCAAATGCCATGCTGGAAACGCAATACTCGCCAACGTTGACTTCCCATGTCGCGGTGGCATAAAGAGCATTAGACGGGGCGATTTTTTCTGCGCCACATCTTTTGAAAATTTTTCTAACCTTTTGCAAATATCCTTATGTACC